CACTTCGCCACTATAGGTATTCCCCGTGGTCATCGGATCGTTGGCAGTCTTCAGATCCATTCGGAAACCACGACCGTTTGTTTTCAGCTCCTGAAGTTGGGCTGTATGTGATTCGAGTTCCGCTGACAACTCGCTTTTGAACGACCCACCTTCTTTGCGGTTGCGGGATTTCTCAAGGCTGTCCATACGCTCTTTGAGAGCATCGGCTCTCTCCACCAAGGATTTCATCTGTGATACGGTTTCCTCGTGTGCTGTCCCTACATTGCGGATTTCTTCCGCTTGTTTTGCTTCAACTTGTGCGATCTGCTCGGAGATCTTTTCAAGCCCTGCTTCTACTTGTTCTTTAATGTCCATGATATATTGTGGTTAAGTGAAAAATTGTCGAATAGATGTTTTATATCTGGGCTGTCAGGAGTCGCATCTGCGGAGTCCGTATCAGGTAGATTTTCTTCTGTTAACGATTTGAGAAGTTCTTCGATCTGTCGCAGTCGTGAGTCCGAGTAGTCCAAATTGTAGGACTTCTCGATCAACTCCAATATCCCGTATGTGCTTTTCAAATCCTTTACACCTTCTGCGATAGATAGCATATTCGCACCCCATCCGGTAAGAAAGGAATACTCATACAGTTTATATTCTTTGATGATCTTCTTGTCGGTTTCATCACGCTTCATAACCTCATAACCGATAGACAGTTCCGGATTCATTCCGTTTTCCAACATCAGTTCAAGATCGGTGAACATATCCCTCGCCACCTCTTTCTTCATATTGAACTTGGTCGTTGTCTTTAACCCATAAGGATCGTCAGCATCAATCTCCATCGGGATACCTAAACTGATCGTGGAGTTGTGATCTTTTAAGACTCGGATGCGCTTGAAATTGTTGTTTACCGTTCTCTTGAACGAACCCTTAGCGCTGATGTCACCATCGGAATCCTCGAAGTCGTAGACATTCGCATACGCTACCACGACCCCTTCTTTGTCAATATCCTTTATTTCTTGTGCGCTGCTCTTAAATTGCATCTTGTTCGCATTTGATGTTCTGATTGCCCAGTCGATACCTTCCGTTCCACCCCACGCCAACCACATTAAAGCGCCACAATCCTCTTTGGGATCACCAGCGCTATTCTGTCGATGACGGTTGAAACTTGCCATCCGCTTTACAGTATCTAAACTGATCGGCTTCCTGTCGGCTAACTGCCTGGCTCGTGTCCATCCTACCCTCGTTCCGCATCCTTTGTCATCTTCTTCCTTGATGCGTATTGCCCTCTTGGCATTTTCAGTAGCGGCTTTCGGGTAGTCTGTAAACATAGCCGAATATACGAAGATTCTTAGACCTGCTTTTCCCACTTACTCGGATGCGGGAGCATCTCTTGTAATTGCTCGGGATGACGTAACTTCGGTGTGAGCGACCACAGGTGTTCATCCTTCGGGAAATAGCCCTTCACATCCTGTTTTTCCCTGACTTCATACTTGTCTTGGTGGATGCAGTACATCTGTTTAGGATCGATGCTCGGTGCTTCATCCCATTTATACATATTGCTTACTTTGATGAAGGTATCCGAATGAACAGGTAATGGTGTGTGTAATAAATAACAAGGCTCATCAGGGCAGATCTCCGCAGTCGCCCATATCATTTTTGAATGGTCGGTCTGTCCCCTACCTCTCATATAGGCTTTTTGTAGCATCGTGTAGTTTAATTTGTAAACCACAGGCTCATAGGGAGCTAATAAAATAAAGTCGTCATCCATTTGTATGAACTCTTCTTCGAGCCAACAAGCGAAACTGATCTTCTTCCACTTGTTCACATAGGCATTGTCCCCATCTCTCACTTCGTAAAACTCTCCTCGATACCACGATGGTCTGTGACCGACTACAATAACATCTGAATCGGTGTACTTCTCGACACTTCTAAGAGAATACCTCAACTCCTTGTCATCGTACTTCGACCCATCTCCAACGGTGTAGATAAACGTCATAGATGCCCCCTACCGTCTTGCCTGTACCAATGGTAGACATACAACTGGCGTATCATTCCTACTCTTATTCCTGCATCTCGTACATCCCTATGAATGTGATTGTCCACCCCTAAGAAGCCATCCCTGAACTTGACTTTGTTCCAGGTCTTTTTGCTGATCATAATAACAACACCACTAAACGGTGACTTGAATGTGATATCCTCGATAGGCTCTTTCTTCTCGCTTACCTTCTTTCCGTAGTCGAAATGGAACTTCATATCGTTGGTCTTTTTGATCTTATGCACCTGATACCGACATCCTATTCTATTGGTCATCGCAGTAAGTAGTCCGTACTCACTCTTGGTCGCTTCCGTTAGGATCTTGTAATAATCCCTTTGAACAAACATCGCATCGTGATCCAAGAATACACCCCAGTCATCCTCACCTAACAGGGACATAAAATCATTGTAAGCCTGACCTAAGTTTTTATCTAAGTTGTAGGGGATGTTAACGTAGACCATAAGTATTGCATTGTTCTTTCAATGTGCCTTCTGTTCCTGCGGATGTGACTTCGTAGACTGATATTCTTGAAACTCTCTGTACCGACAATAAGCATATCCGATATACTGCCGATATCCAATACCACTCGGTCACCGTGCAACTTTTTACCGATCACTCTCGATAACTGCCCGGCACTCAATATAATTTGTTCAGCATCGTGCTTTTCAATCTCCGCTAAGTAATGCTCCCAATGCTCACAAGCGTTGTATTGTGGTATCTGTATCCACGTCAGATCACCCAATATCTCCAATGCAGGTTCGTAGTAGTGATTGACATATAGCGTTTTCTTCTTTCGTATCTCAACAAGGATCTCGGCAAACACTTCTCTCCGTGTAAGGAAACATTGCTGCAACCCGATAGCGCTGTATAGATCGGTCGGATGGGTGACCAGCTCATCAATCAACCGCCAATTAACAGCTGACCGCATACTATTCTTGCTTGTAGGTAATGTGCCCACCAAGTAATTACTTTCATCCACTTGGTAACTCTCTCGGATAAGTGATTGTATTTCAGGTGTAATAAGACTCTTGTTATTCGCACCTATCACTCGGTTTTGATTCTGCGGATACATCGCTATGAAATCACCGTCACCAAAACGGATATACGAAAAGGGTTCTCCGCTCTTTAATTTGTCTAAAATGATATCCGCTGTATGTTCGTTATCGTAGACCAAGATACAACTCCCTGTTTTTATCCAACGCCTGATAGGTGTATTCCACTTCAAAAGGTTCAGGTGCTTCTAACGATCGGTGTATCCATCCTAACCCTTCGTCAGTGTCCATAACCACACATCGTCCGCCCTGACTTCGGTATTTAGCCACTGACTTCCATACGTCACCATTCCACTGCCTTGACTGTCTTGGTACTATCTGATGGATCTCCTCTTGTGGGTTGCAGTCGTGAATCACAATACTGCCATCCGGTGTCAGGTAGCGTAAAGCGTTTTCTATATCCTTATCGACCTGCTCGGAATGATGAAGCCCATCAATAAACACGATGTCCCACTTGGCAAGTGTCGGTGCTACCTCTTCAAAGAACTGATCACTGGTCATCTTGTATGTCGGTGTCGCATACTCATAAGGTGGAAAGGCAGGGTCGACACTAACCTTTTCCCGACATCGTACACGCCTGAAATTCAAACCCTTGTCGTAGCCTATCTCCAAATAGCGCTGATACTTGTACCTGCTGATCAGCTTGTTAATAAATTGCCATCGTTTCATTCGTAGGGGATAAACGCCACAGTACATCGGCAGTTGATAACATTACCAGCAGATCCGTTAGGATCGCCCGGATAGTCTAACGCTTCTCGTCCGTTTACACCCGGTGTCATAAATGGTTCGCCTTTGTCTACCGTTACTCCGTCCATCTCTATGTGATCGAACCTGTCGCCCTTGTCGAAACTTCGTGTCCGGGAATCAATGGCTGCGATCCACTCCTTCTTGTAGTCTAACCCTGTTGAGTTCGCTCCCAGTACCGCCCCTTCGTTACTCGCACTAATTACTTCCGTCCGTGCTATGGTCTGCGCTCTCCGTGTACTCATCGGATAACTGGCTCGTATCATCCTTGCTATCTCATCCGATCCCTTCTCCTCTTGAATACCCTGATTGATTACTTTTCGGATACGCTGAATACTTACCAAATTGATATTTGTGATCCTATCAAGAGATCTTGTTAATGCGAAGTTCTCCATATGCTGATCCCAACT